GCCCGGTCCTAGCGGCCGGTGCTTGAATCCCACATCGCGGGTGTGGGTTGTAGAGTAAATAGATTTACTCTGTGGCTTTCATCTGCTGATGAGTCAATGGTACTGACATAGACCGCCTGTGCGATATCTCTGTCGATCGTGGCTTCCCACGACCTTCGGAGATTCTTGATAGCATCACCGTATCGTCTGTGTCTCACTAAGTGAGATACTTGCTTTACGGTCTTGCTGTCAAGTCTCGCATAGGTGGCCTTCGCACTGTGCATGACGCGTATCACCTTCAATGGTCCCTTGTGGTTTCGCAAGAGAAACTTAGACCGGGCTTCCCGTCTTTGAATCTCCTTGCGGATCGCACTTCGTTCCAGGAAGGTGGGTGCTTCGCTCGGCATCTTGTGCTCGATGCGGTACGAGAGTTCTATCTCAGCCTTTGCTTTGATGAGAACCTCATCCGCACGAACGCCACCTGCCGCGCGAGGCACCTCGCGGAGGCCGTTTCGCAGTTCGGTGTACTTCTTGTTGGTGGTCGACTTACTGATTTGAGTCGGTCCACCCATCAAGTACGAGACGAATGTGACGGCGCTCGCCGGAGTCGAGTTCCCGCCTCCTCCCTGTTTCAGGGAGCCTGGCGTCGAGCTCAATCTGGTGAACTTCGCGGTACGCGTCAGGGCTCGCACGATTGGCTTTGGCGACTTCATAACCTTGTTCCCATCGTTTACGATGAGTTCGAGCATGTTGTCGATCACTGCCATGCCGTGCTGGCCCTCAATTGCACGTGCGCCGACCGCTTCTCCGATACGAGTGCAGGGACGTCCGGTTGCTACGTGCTCGCTCTCTCTTACGATGAGTCTCTCGCAGAAGACGCCATATTTGGCGCTTCGGTAGGACTTGTCGTGATTGGGAACGAGCCCGAGTGCAACCAGCGTCTCCGCATAAGCATCGCACACCTTCGGAGTCCATAGCCCGATCAGGTCGTCTCCGCACGTGGAGAACGAACTAATCGGTGCGCCAGCATTCCAGGCTGCAAAGGAGTTGAGAACAGTCAGGGTAACCCATCCGGGCCCCAGACCCATCAACGCTCCACATTGCGACTTGAATGTCGGCACGATCTTGCTCTCGATTTCGTGCTCGTTGATTACGGCTCGAAGCGCATTACTCCACCAATCTGGTTTACCCAGTTTGGCGGCGATGCGCTCGAGTACGTAACGCGATAACTCAATCGAGATCGGATCGGTGGACTTCGACAGATCCGCCGAGTAGATCACCTTACGACCCTTTTGGGGGTTGTAAATGTGGACTCGCTCATTGCGCAGCATCTGGCGTGAGAACGACAGCTTCTTGAGCACTGGCATCAGAAATGATGTCATTGCCCTCGCTGCCCATACTACGCTGGCTGTGTGCACAGTGAGCACTCTTATCTTCCCGTCTGGCATCTCGACTGGCGTTAGGCGCGCTTTGCGCTCCCAATTCGCCTCGAATGTCGACTCGATGAAGAGTTCGGGGATCGTGCGATCTTTCTGTTTAGCTTGGAAGTCGAAGTTATAGGTCTCGAAGGCGAAGTCCCGTGTATCTGAGAAGGTTAACATCTCCTCTAGATCATTAGACGACGCCTGATACCAATTCGACGATCCCTCGTTAAACTGCTCGATGAGGGCGATTTCGTTAGCCATCTGTTCTGCTTCGTCAAGGACGGCGGACTTGGTGGCGTGCTTGGATTTAAGTATCCAGGTCGCGCCTCCAAGTTTCTGTCCTTGCTCGTAGCACGCTGATGTACCGGGCAGCGGCAATTGGGTCTTCTCGTTTCTCTTTACACCTTCTAAGCAAAGGTCAATGAATTGATCGAGTCGATCCAGCAGCTGTCTGTCGGGCATCGGCGTCTTTTCGGATAGTCTAGCGCAAGCCGCCTTCACCTCCTCCTCGATTTGGAGTTTGCTGTTCTTTATGCCTACGCAACCGCGGGCAAGTGTCGACGCTAGAAAGTTAGCGAAGACGGTCTTGCCGCGATTGCGGAGGTGTGTCTTGCCATCGTCACAGATCGCCTTACGGCGACTCAGTGACGATAGGTCTTTCACACCTTGTTGGAATCCTCCGTACACCAGCTTCTTGACAACCCTCATCATCTTCTGAAGAACCTTACGATTGTGAGGTCCGTAGAAGTTTGATCGGGAATCAAAGAAGCCGTACGTGAGTTCCAAGTAGGTTCGAATAGCACTCCAGTTCTTACGAACGAGTTGGAGGTTTCGGTTCTGCGGTCGGTGTCTGTACCATGTCTTGGAGGCTGTCATCTTTGATGGCAACCCTCCAGAAGGATTCACTGTGCTGCCCTCTTTGGGGCACACAGTTCGGCTCATATGAATAAGACTAAAGACAGTGCTTAGAAGCGGTTTCCGCTTCTCAGTGCTCACTGAGGTCCTAGTCATAGAGGTCGATCCTTCCTTAGGGGAGTATC